TACTCATTATCGTTAACACTGCATATTCAAACTTCGCGCTCATCTCTCAATCGCTTTTTTATTGTGATCTTTATCTATTGTATTTAATATCCATGCTAAACCCTTACCCAATATGCTCAAAGTCTTTGTTTCTTCATTCTTCCCCAACACGTGACTAATGGTCACATCTTCATTCCCAAATCGGTATCCGCCTTTTTTTATCAAAGTATCGTTAAATAAGTCCCTGCAAACCACATTACCCAACTGGTCGATACTTTTCGCTACTTTAAATAAATACTCATTTACCGCTCGAAACAAAGAACTTATAATCTGATAACCAAACCCAATAGGCAGTATTATTATTGCTATTAATATAGCCGTAATCAATAATACAAAGCCTCTCATAGTTCTTCAGGTTCAGGAAGCCATCCCGCCGCTTTCATTTCGGCCTCTGTAAATACCGTCACATCGCTCGGGATAATATATTTAAACAAAAACATTTGCTGCGATTCAATAAATGCCGCTAAGCCATCCTTTTCAGCTTGCGATAATTCAGGAAACAAAGCAATAAGATTAGTCAAATCGTTATCGGGATGCACGTAAATAACCTGATTCACATCGACCTGCAAAGCAGTATCGACTATCTCTACATAGTTCGGGTCTTGCGTTGGGTGCTTCACCCATCCGAACAAATACAAAGTAGCATCACTTTGCTGATTAATAGGCCGCTGAATGCGAAATAGTTCGCGTGTAATTGCGATTGCCCTTTCTTCGCTTGTCATTCCTGCTTGGGGTAAAACCTTAATATATCCCATAATATAAGTTTATATTATTTTGTATTGTAGTTCGGTCCGCGCTCCTATCTACTGACCAAAATATAATCTCTTGAGCCTTCATAACAGCCGAGAAAAGATTATCGCTTCGCCTTCCTAAATTCATATTAGCCGCTGCATTACCTGTACTTATTGCACCTGTCAATGTATTATTTTTTGTTTCATTTGCATTATTAAAATATGCTATATTCCTATTGGCAGCCGTTGCATTATCAGCATCATTTATTATTGTTATTAATCCTTGAGCATTTGGGGTAATCCTGTCATTTTGCAGATTAGAAACAATTTGGGCAGCTGCATTACCTATCAAACAGGCGTATTGATTATTCTCAGAAGATGCCGTTCTATCTCTATATTGTAGTTCAAAACCTCTTCCTGTTATTGTTGATTTATTTGAAAGAATTTCGTATAAAGCATTTGGATTAGAACTATTACCCATATTCAAAACAAACGACATTAAAGATGAATTTCCATTGTGCAAATAATTGAATTTAGATGTGCTGTTTAAAGCTTCTAAAAAATCATTACTACCATCAAATACTACGCAAGGCTTACCATTATCTCTATCTATTACACCATTAAGGGCAATTCTCGGCTGATTCGCTTGTGTACTTTGCTCAAAATCTACACTTGTTGAATCGCCTTGAGAGTACCATTTAACAACAAATCCGCTGCGAGCATTCAAAAAACTTTTAAGACTTACTGTATCAAGTTGTCCGCTTGAAAGAAACCCTATATCGCTCTCAGGTTGTCCGGTTGTATCTTTTCTAACTCTTATCGCTGCACCTGCATAATCTTTATCTAATTTTCTTAAAGAATAAGCAGCAGCGGAATTAGGAAAACTATCCAATAATAAATCCCCTATCAAAGGTGCAAATGGCACATAATTCGCATGCGCCTTAATAACCATTTGCGCATTAGCACCTACCGAAAGAAAAACTAATATGATTAAAATATATCTCATTGTCTTTTACGATATCCGAGTAATGTTAATGTGAAATAAGTCGGCTTTGTTGCAACTGCACTTGTTCTAACAAACACCCAGTTATTTGGTGGTATCTTATTATTTGTGAATGATGTCACATTAGTCGCACCGATTGTGCCTGTTACCGATGTGCCGCCTGTTACAAGTATCGTTGCGCCTGCTGTTATATTTAAACTATCGTTCCAATAAACCTCAGTCGTAATGCTTGGAGAAGTACCTAAGACACCAGCTCTCATTTGCGTAATTATCAAAGTATCATTACCTGCATTGTAAAAGCTGCCATAAACCGCTGATGCACTAAATGCAGCCGTGTCACCCGCCGCACCGCTACCTGCACCAAAAACAGCCAAAGGGATTGTATCTAAAATAAGTTGGTAAGTTGCAGCCGCCACGTTTGACCTTAAATAAGGTGTAAGCATGGCTGTCGTATCGGTAACATTTAACGGAGTATATCCCAAAGCAGTTGTTACGCTTTTATTCTCCCAAATATCAGATGCAGCCGTATATGCCAATACTTGATTATTTGTAGGTGAAGTTATTTTCGTGTCATGTAGCTCCCCTAATTCCTGTCCGTTTTGCGGCTTAACGTATATCAAACCATTGCCAGCATTCGCTCTCTCAACTACACCCACAAAAACTGAATGATAAGGTGCAACAGGTTTAACCTTTGTGAAGCCACCGGGTACACTATCGAGCCATAAAATATCACCTGCCGTATATGCTCCTAAATTTATTCCGCTTACCTGCCCTTGCGTTGTTATCCATCCAGCCGCACCGGCCGCAATATCCGCCCTCACAATCCCCAAAGTCTTTGAGCTGAATGTATCGCTTGTATTCTTTGCAAGCTTAACCGATGCCCTGTCACCCGATGCGCCAAAGATGTAAACTACCTGGCCCTTTGTAATAGTAACCGCTTCGGCATTGGTTACGTATGCTTTTACAACCGTTGCCGTATCGCTAACCGCTGCCTCACCGACTTTTCTCCATTGCGTACCTGACCATGTATAAACCGAACTATCCGCCGCATTGTAACGTATCGCTCCCGCCCGCTTGCCACTCGAAGCACTAACATCAGGCAACAGTAAAGTAGAATCAAAAGCACCCCCACGCCATTTATAATAGTTATTAAATTGTGTGTATAGTCTGCCATCAATAGTCTGCCCATAGGCAAAATTGATAATAAGCAAACTACAAAAGAATCCTAATATTTTCGCCTTCATTGACACCGCCATTTATTGTTATTGTTTTTGTTGTCGCATTATGTGTGATGTATCTTCTATCAGATCTAACTACATACGTTTGTAATATCCCATCGATAAATACGAAAGGAGGGATTGTCAACTGATTATTTTGATAATCAGTATCATTTTGCTCCATCGGTTGCCCGGCACCTACTATGAAATCTGCAACTGTCATAAATCTATTGGTATTAATAAATACAAAATTGCCATTTGGCAACTCAAAATCAGATGGCACCTGACAGGCATTATAAATAATAGGAAGTTTCAATGATAATTCAAAAGTAACCCCTGCCAAAATATCTTCCTGCCCTTGCCTAAAATATTCAAAATTAGCGGAACGTTCCATCTTCCAATCATTCAAATCCCATCCGATCTGAGCTAAAAGATCATGACCAATCTGCTCACAATCGCTCTGCATTTCCAACTCATCCATATTTTCAACGTGATGGATATCCGCAATAGTTACGATTATTTGGTAAGTCTTTTCTTTGCCTACAATAGACGAAGTATTAAGCGTATACCACACCGCAGGATATTCGACATCTTTATAATCAAAAACAATAAAGTCCTCAGCCTTTACGTGCTTTGCAGTCCTTACCATTTTGTGACTGCTTGCTATCTCGACCAGTTTTTTGATTATTTGATTGAGTGTTAGACTCATGTTTTTTTAGATACGCTTTTAATAATTTTTGAATTTTGTTTGTATATTGACTCATCTGCAACAAGATAAAAATTCATATTTATACCATTTCGGCATCTCCTTACGATTCACATCCGTATTACCTAAATAAATACCAATCTCAAAGGATGTACGCTTAGGAACGAAAGTATCTACACGACTGCCCGGATTAATATATTCCTGAAACTTTGACCCTGTGCCTGCTTCCTGAATCAAATACCTGATAAGTCTTTCCAAATACCATTCCGCACGATTCTTAAATTTAGCAGTAAAGTCGTCAATCTCAGAACTACTAACCGCTTCGCTGTTTTCCGTAGTCTTACGGGTAAGGCCCTTGTTCCACAATTGGAAGCTCAAGGCAGGCGCCAACTCACTTATAGTGTAATGTATTAACGGATCGCGTATGTAGTCTTTTAATAGCGTTTCTTCGTCTGCAGTTAGATCGTCATTATCAATTCCATCCTGCAGCCTTTCATATAGGGCTGTACCTAAAACGGGAAGTATGTACATCTCTTGCACCGCCTTAATTTCAGGCACAATCATTTTGCTATCAATGTTCTTATGTACGGCACTACGCTCGTAAATATTTTCAGGACTGACAAATAAAATATCTCTCATGTTTTATTTTTTCTTCATTACGATATTAGATACCCATTGATGCCTACATTCTGTCGATCTATTGCCAGATGGCTCTGTATACCATCCTCCTTTTCTATCCCATACACTATAACCTAATCTCATTGACATAGATTCTATTTCAGAGCGTGACCATAATTTTTTTAAATCCTGCAACCTTGCACAAAAATCACGTCTTGTACTTTTATCTGAATTATTAAATCCATCTTTCCATTCATAAGAATAAAGGATTTTAAAATTTAATGTTTCAGGTTTCTTATCCGTTTGCTGTTTTAATGGCTCTGTCAAAGTACGCTCGATAACCTCATCCTGCCCTACCGTTTTGATCTTTATAGATATGCGGCCCTCACCTGCTAAACGTTTTAAAATCTCTTTCACGCTGTCAACTTCCAGATCCAATGTTTCTGCAATAACCTCAGGGGTAATTCTTTTATCCTTTCTAAGCAAGTCCAAAACGTTTGTTTCTATTTGTGTAACGTCCGCAAATGTTTCCTTACCGAAAACAAACTTTGAACTTTTGACAATCAGATAATCATTTTTAGACTCACCACACTTTGCAAACTCCGCTAACAACAGCTCATCCTTTTCATGACTGCTGAACTCCTGCACCTCGTTATCTATCGCCAGCATCGTATTCACTTCGTCATCATTCAATCCCAAACTACTTTTTAAAAGTAACTTTGCCTGCTCCTGACTGATCTCACCCTTTTCAAACTTTCTGATAATGCGCGTTAAACTTTGCCATTGCCGGCCACTTAGGTTCTTTAAATTCTCATTAACAATGGCTTGCTGTGTTTGTGTTGGTTGAACATCTGTTTGTGCAATTTCAGGATATAAACTTGCATCAATACCTATTTTTTCTAACAGCCACTTTTTAGGAGCAATCTGCAGTAATGTTTGTTCGCTAAATTCAAACCCTATCGGCTCAACAGGTATAATCTTATGCTCTTTGCCTGTAACCTCTGCAAACAATAATTCTAACGCTTGCTGCTTGTCATTTACATAGGTTGACTTCATTATCTCATAAGCATCCCGAATCTCACTACGGCCCCCTAATTGCCCCTCAATACGAATCCCAAACAACATGGGACTAACTACCTGATGACCGCAAAATATCTCTTGCTGTACGCTTTTAGAAAGTATATCGAAATGCTTATCTAATTCAGTACTGCTTAGATCATCCAATTGCGGCCGCTTGTTCGGATCTTTACCAAAGTTTAAAACGATATTACCCGCATTCTCACTACCCGTAAACTTACTTTTAAATCCCTTTTCAATCTCTCTTTTCTCCTCCTCCGTAGGTATGCCCTCAAAGAAACTAATCATCTTTGACGCAAACATCCCATTAGTGATCGTACTCAAATGGTATTTGCTGATCTCAATATCAGTCTGGATGGCATTCAAAGCACCCATATATCCGGGATAAGAATACGTTTCAACACCCGGCCTGTATTCTTTATAATAAAGTATTTGTGTTTGATTACGAAGTAGATTAACTTCTAATTTAGGGTTATAAGCAGAAAATACCTTAGGCTCATCATTCTTTTTAAGGCTATCCCAATCCTTAACATAAAACTGAGTATTGTCTTTGCTCGATCTTACCTTTTGATAAGGCACATGATAAAATGCGCCTATCGTACCCGCCGCGTTGTATTGAATTTCCAAATAACAACCTCCAAAAACTTCAATATCCAAACAAGCCTTTTTAAGTATTTCATTGCAATTCTCATAAGGGTTTGCCTGTAACACTTCATCAAATCCTTTGCCGGTAATGTAGTTGACCTTACCTAAAACAATACCATTATGTTTACTGCTTTTATTAAACATATTAAGCAGCATATTTGGAAACTTATTATCCTCTCCAAATAATACCCATCCCTTGTTAGGCAGCTCCTTCATTACAGGAACCTTCACATCTGCAAACTTTATAAAAGAAACACTATGTCGCATCATATACTTTAAATGTTGTTGGATTATCGTATTTCGTTGTCGTTACATCCTGACCATCTGATAAAAACATTAATCCCGTTTCAACTATGGCGCCAGCATTCGCCTCAATCAAATTTGATGGGCTTGCCTGCTCGTAGATCGTATAGGTAAACCATCCCTCATCCTTTGTGGCAAAGTATGTATTGACCACTACATCAAACTCATTATACCTATCTTGATATAAACTCTGATCGGCTGAATTAACAAGCACAAACTTAACCTTTTCATTCGTTATTCGCGATTGAAAAACACAAAGAAAGTTAGCATCCAAAATGGTTTGCTTCTCCTTTAATGTAAGATAAATAGTATCCGTTTGTCCTTTTGTAAACTTTATCATTCCTTACATAAATACTATTAAACAAAAACGCCCGCCTATTTCAGGCAGGCGCTTAACCGTTAATCTTCTATTTTTATCCAGCAGTTTCAAGAGCTGCAGCAACACCGCTACTTACTTCATAAAGTTGATCGGGTTCTTTACCTACAAATACGAGGCTATAACCCGAACGATCTCCAAATGCAGTACCGCTTCCGCTTGTAGATCCACTCATATCCAAACCTCTTTCCTTACCGAGCATCCAATATTTATTATTATTATCCTTTACAACTACAATAACAATATTTTGTGCTAACAGTTTTAATTCAGTATTGATAGCGGCAGAAAGTTTGTTAACTACGATGGTCAAATTTTGCTCAAAGAACAAAGTACCATTCTCAGTTGATACAGTTGGATTGTGAGTGAACGAGCCAGTTTCTTTTGGCATTTCGTACTTCCAGAATCTTTTACCTGAAGCCTTAGTAAGTCCAGTTACAACACCCGAAGAGGTTGCCATTGTACTAACATTAGCCTTTTCAATAAAATAGACTTCGGTTATCCCCCCCGCCGAGTCCTTACAGTCTAATGTGTAGCCCTGGGTCAAAGCACAGCTCATAAAAATTTTTTTATATGTTTAAAAAAGGGCGGCTATTGACCGCCCTATGTTATTAATCAATTACGCTTCGAAACGAACCACCTCATCAGGGAAGGCTAACTGCACACCCAGTTTCAGGTTGGCAGAAAACTTAACGTTTCTATCGTCTTGAGAGTACCAAAGTTCAAACTGATCTTCTTCGCTGATCAAATCGACGCCTAAGAAGATATTTGACATTCTCATCGCGTAGATATCGTTAGTACCGTTCAAACCATGCACAGGAACAACTTTGTAAGAAGTACCGGGTACTAAAAACTCAGAATCGATAGCGTTGTTTGTTGAACCGGGATTGTAGTGGAACAAATTCAGATCCACATACTTCTGAATCAACAGAGTGTAAACATCCCATCCGCAGAAGATACGAACATCAGCCTTACCTTTAACGGCTGCAGGAAGAGCATTGATAACCGCAAGAACGGCTTTTTGTGCTTTCTCCATTGTATCGATACCTGTGATAGGCGCGCCTGATCCGTAGAATCCAGTTACGTTCGCGTTTATAGAAGTACCTGCATCAGCGATATGCTGACGAATACCTTTAAACTTATTCAAAAGTCCGTTAGTGCCACCGTAACCTGAACCAGTTGCAGTCCAGATAGCAGTTTCCAAAGCCTCTGCAATCTTACCAGCCTTACGTGCTGTGTATTCATTTGCAAATGCGATAGTATCGTAATTTCCGCCTGCAGGTAAAGCCTTCTGAAGATAAACAGACTCAAGATCTTTAGGGCATAAAGTTTCCTGAACCTTTACTTTACCTACAGTCAAAGTACGCTGAGTAAATTCAGTAGTACCTGAAGAAAGGAATCCGCAAGAGGAGTCATCTTGAAAGAATACATCTGTATCCATTCTGTTAACTGTTTGGCTGGATTTTACACCAGTCATAACATTACCTTCAGAAAGGATAAGTTGTTGTGTACGTGCCTCAAACAGCGAAGCACTAACGAGTAATTTCTCGTTTTGTTCTGTGTAAGCCGTAAGGCCTGTAACTAAAAATCCCATTTGATTTTATTTTTTAAATTGTGAAACGAATTGAGAATAAGAACGAATTTTATCAGACTTAGTTTCTGATGAATGTTTTTTGAAGTTGTTAGGTACTTCGGCAGGCGCTTGTGAAGGCACGTTTACCAAAGTATCTACCAGTTGAATCAATCCCTGCATGGCCTCAGATTGTTTACCGAATGCAGCCTTTAAACCATCATAATCGGATTTTAATGCTGAAAAGTTAGATTCGTAAGCGGAGAATTTACCCTCCATCTCAGCGATCTTCTTCTTCATTTCCTCATCTTCTTTTTTCTTTACATCTTCGGCACTTTCAATCTCGATCTCCACTTTATCTTCTTCAACTGCTTTGGGCATGATTTCAGCGATAACACCACCTTCGCCTAAAACTATTTTGCTACCATCGGCTAAGGTATGCTCACCAACAGGCGCAGGGCTACCATCTTCGAGGGTAACCATTCCGCCAACTTCCAACTTATCAATCATTATCTTAGTTCCATCTTCCAAAGAATAGGAAGGAGTAGTGGCTGTTTCTTCCTGAAACACCAACTTTTTAACCTCTTGTAATAATTCGATCGGACTTTTCATAATCATATATACTTATATTTAAAATTTTTCCTCATTTTACTATGAAAGCAAAGCCTCAAAAGCCTTTCGCCTTGTTTCGTTTATGTCACTAAAATTGTAATATTTGTGACAATATTCTAACAATTTTGCACCTTGCTCATCCCTTAACTCCTTATCATTTACAAGCCTATCAATGTGCTTATTCCAGTCGGCCCTATCGTGTACATAATTCACTACATCTTTGGGAAAGCCTAAATATGGATGGACCGCACTAACCACTACAGGAACCGCTTTACCTGCAGCCTCGAGTATCTTTATATTCGACTTATATTTATTGAAATTGTTTTTTACCAAAGGGATAAGCATAATATCTGCATACTTAAATAGATCGTAATATTTAAAGACTTCCACTCCCCTGAATATTGTATGTGTTAACTTCTTATCATTCGTGAAGTAATTAACCATCCTATTCCAATAATACCGCTCCGTTTCATTTGAATCTGCATACCCACCTAAAATCATTTGAACATTGCCATTTACCTTTTTTGTCGGCCCTTCCAATATTTTTAAATCCTGATCGTGTGTAATGCCACCCGCCCAAAACAACTTTACCGTATCGGTTGCAACCCTTTCGCCATTAAATTGACTTTCCGCATAAGGAATAGCATTTGGGACCACTAAAACATTCGGGTTATGGACCGCCACCGCCTCTGCTAACCTTTCATGAGTGCAGGTAACTAAATCCGCTTCCCTCATATGATGTATTAGTTTTGAGGCAAATCCTGACGCATTAAACGAATCAAACATCAAATGGTCATGATTAAGAATCCAATAATCGTCTACATCGACCACTAATTTAAATCCGTACTTTTTGCGGAGATTAATAAGGTCATCTTTCTCCCATACCCTATTGATAAAAACAATATCGTATTTGTTTTCTTCTAACTCTTCTTCTGTAATGGTATCGGTAATCCTGCCATATTCTTTAGGCATAAAAGATAAAGGGAGCATGAGCCTATGGTAGCCGCATCCGCTAAACTTTTGGGTAAGTGCTAAAATCTTCATGTTTGGTTTGTTTGGTTATAAGAATATTTGTACTATCTCGCCTGTTGCTACATTGCCATTTTTAAAAGTTATCGTTTTGCTTATTGAATCAAATACAACATACCTCCTATCTGTTGAAACTGCATAGGTAAGTAAAAGGCCATCGATAAAAACAGAGGGAGGGTTTTCAAAATTATCATCCTGATAAGTCATTTCATTCAATTCATTAACGCTAAAAGTATAGATATCGGTAATTACATCTACATATGGCTGTATTGCTATTAAGCCCAAAGGAATCGGTTGTAAGTTTCCACTCATGCTTATAAATACCAAAAAGAAACCCCAGCCGTTGAAACAGCCGGGGGACACTTAAACCAAACCTATGAAAAACCAAACCCAAAACCAAACTAAATATCTGCCAGTAATTCACGCAATTTTGCAATGATTACGTCCGCACTTTGCCGCATCTTAATCTCAGTCATATCAAACATACCCTCCACGCTAAACCCTTTAAACGTGCCATCCTTAACCTTTGCCCATGTTTCGTCATTCTCAATCTTAGCACCTAAAAACCACGTTCCATCGGGCAGGTTTTCAAACTGCTTCATTTTAGGAATACCCTTACTTTCGTCTGCAATCCATGATTGAAAGAATGTTATCCCATCGACAAACTTAGAATGCATCTCATTTGCATTCTGTTGAAAGCCTTTAGCATAGAATTTTAAGGCTATCGTTTCAATAGTCTTTTTGTCAAAGAATACATAATACTCGCCCGTTTCGTCTTTACGATAAATAGGTAAGTCAGGAATCATGGCAGGCCCAATAACCACCCGCTCATCTTCATTAATAACCGAAAAGGCAAACTTCTTTTCTTTATCAATTTGCTGCAGTTTTCTTCCCGCCCATTCAATACCAGCATCACCGCCCCATGCTAACCACATCAAACGACCACATCCATCGCCTAACTCCTTTTGACTATTCTGCCGGTGACGTTCAAATGCTGCCATGCGAGCGATAGTATCGCGACTAATAGGTTCCCCATTTGCTAATTGGTTTGCCCTTGCCTTACCGACTGGAGTGCCACACGATCCCCACCCATTCTCATCGGCCCATCTTAAAGCGATCTTTGCGTTCTCAGATGCTGCCTTTGGATAGTCATCATAAGATTCCTGAAACTCCTCATCATTCATGTTTCTATTCTCCCACATTGAATAACAGATAGCCGCCGCTTGCTCATTATCTTTACCTTCATTAATCATATATTCAATACAACGAGGGATAAATTCATCTTGCGATTCAGTCGGCCCCGGCTCAACAAATTCATGTTTCTGAAAAGCAAAAAAGTTTTCCCCTATGGCTGGCACGTCAACTAAAGCGACTGCATTTACTTCCTGAATGGCCTCCTCATCTTCTTTGATGGTAAGCCTAAATAATGGTAATTTTTCCATATTATCCTAACCTTGCATTACGCTCAAGGTAAGCGTTTCTTTGTTCGTTATTCTGCATGTCGCTATTCAATATATACGCTCTCATGCTTTGATTACCTAATTGATTAATGGCCTGAGCATTTAAAGCCTGAGCTGTTACGGTAGGGGTAGGCTCTGCAGATACGGGCGCGCCACCACCACCTGCAATAGATGGAACCGCACCTCCACCACCGCCGCCAACTTTTGGAACCTGTACGGATGCAATCGCCTTAACTTGCCTTATCCCATTTGCAACTATTAATGCTGCCTGTGTTATCGCTATTGCCGCCCCAAAAGGATTCATTTTCTTTATTCCTGTCAAAGCCTGTGATGCAGCAAGATATGTGTTAATTGTAGCGGCGGCTATGGCAGTCGCTTTACCCGCTGCAGTTTCTTTACCAAAAATATCAGATATACCATTTAAAATTCCTGCAATATCGTTAGCCATCTTCCTACGGCTTTCGACTTCTGATTCATTGATTATTTTTCTCGTATTTGCCTCTGTGGATTGATTAACCGTAATGGCACTTTGTTGAGTAGCCATTTGAGGAACCATAGTCTTAAAATCTCCTAACTGATCATCTAACCCTTTTTTATTTTCTTTGGTAGTTTTATTTACTAAATCTTTTGACTCTTGAAATCTTAACCCTTCTATTTGGGATGTATCTAATCCGTATTTTTTAGCCTTAGCAATTAAATCTTCATATTTTTTAGTAATGTCAAACCTTTCTTTATCAAAGTCATCAAGCCTTAACTTTTTGCGCCTTTCATTTTCAGCTATTACAAAATCAGTAAACTGTTTCTCGAATGCCTTTTTTTCTTCGTTTAGTTTCTTTTGCTTTTCTGCCAGTTCTTTTGCGTCATCTTCTGCTAATTTCTTTTTACGATTAGATTCCTGAATATCTAAAACAGACTGATCATTTTTTAAATCCCTAAACTGTTTTAACTCCTCTTCAGATAACTTACCTTTTGCCTTTAATGTTTCTCTTAAATTATTTAACTCATTTTCAGATCTTTTTTTCTTTAAACTATAAACCTCATCTTCTTTACCCCCTTGCGCTTCGAGTAGTTTTATTTGTGCATCTATACCCTCATTTGCCTTTTTATTAGCCTTCGTAAACTTATCCAAATTTCTTTCGGCCTGACTCGTAATACCTACAAAGTCAGTAAACTTAGTTACTAAACTACCGACAAAATCCGCTATTGAGCTTAAACCCGGTATAAGGCGCATTACGGCATCCTTAACCTTATCAAAATTTGCAATAAGCAACCCTAAACCTACTGCTAATAAACCTACACCCGTTGCCATAATAGCACCCCTTAAAGTACTAAATGCAGTTACTACCTTTGTCTTAATAGTACCTGCTAACATATTGAATGAGTCCATTGCGCCGGCGATACCGCTAATTCCTTGCTGTAAAGCCATTGCGGATTGAACCTTTAAAAGAACCTTTTCAACTTCTTTACTTTCACTACCAAATAAACCAATAGCACCTTGCAAAGCCGAAAAACCTGCCACAGCACCCTGCAAAGCACCACCTAACGCAACAAACTTTTTATCTGGATTGAATGTATCTGCTAAAGCCTTAGCATCTCCCATCGCATCTTTTAAACCTGCAACCCTTTTAGCGGCATTAATAGCTTGTTCGGATGTTGCTCCAAACTTATCAGTCATCGCAATCAAATCGCTCGTTGCTTCCTTTATCGCTTTTCGCATCTGACCTACCGATGCAAATTCAACCTGTACACTTGCCCCTACCGTAGTATTAGCCATTATTAATTATTTTTAAAAGTTCAACCTTTACTAATTCGTTATTCGTGTAATCAAAATCTTCAACCTTATTCAACCTAAACCTTACCCCATCGATTAATATCGCTTTGCTGAAATCCAATTGAGCAATATCCAAAGGAGTCAAATGTACATAGCATGATAGTATCTTTGAATCCTTATCGGCTATTTCCGCAAGGTACTCACTCCAATAATCGTTAAATAGATTGTTTGTTGTATAGGTCGCAGGATCGAAGTAAATCTCATTAGCCGCCCCGAAGTTTATATCCTTTGTGGGGTTCACAGGATCGTCAAAATGGCCCGCATAACCATAGACGATTAATGTAGAACCGAGATTTGGGCTTGTTGTAGTTTTACCATTTCTTATAGCCCAACTATTGCAAGACATTTTTTTTGCCATTAATATCCTTATATTACTATCCATTAACTCCTCCTGATCTACTGCATTACCTTTTGACTTTTTATAAATAGCACCTACAACTTTATCGGTTCCACTATATTGTACAAGAGTTGTTGGAGAAAAGCCAACTTCTAAAGTTTGCTTATCTTTTGCAAATTGAAACTGCGTATCTTCAAGCCTATCTCCATAAGATTGATTAAACTTCTTTTTATAGCCTTCATTATAAAAATCATTATCTTCTTTAAACTTATATTCAAAGAAACGACCATTAAGCATACCCATAGGTTTTATCTGCCAAGGTTTATCTCTTGCAACCTTATGAGTCCAATCGATTGTTTCAGTACCGTAATAATCAATATAAGGTTCAATAACAAGATGCTTTTCTTTTTCTTTATCTTCTGTAATGTATAGGTTAAACATCTTTACAATCCATGTAAAAAAATCTTTTTGTAGTATTCCTTTAGGTATGGTTTGAGATATTTCAATATTGCCATTTAAAGTAATTTCAACCCAAGGATTTACAGAATTAAATATTTGAAATATTACATCATCATAAACTGCTGTAACACTTTCAACCTCGGGGTATCTTACCCTTATTTGTATAGTATCTCCAGTCACTACGGATATTACTCCTGAATCAGAATAAGTAAATTGTACACCATTAACTTCGCCCATACCAGTAGAATATATAACTGTTCCATTTTTTCTTATTTCAAATATCCATCCGGCATCCGTTAAACTTGTAAGTGTAAAAGTACCTACAAAAGTAAAATTAAAAGTCTGTGGCGTACCTCCAATATAAGTAAATATATTATTGCCCACATTTACAGTCCAATCCGCAGATAATGTTGTATTGTCATAAGTGATAGGTATATTTCTGCTATTTGTAGTTACCTGATTGTTAGTAACTCCTTGAACGTTATATGTTTCTTTTTTGAATATACCTTTTTGATTATTTGGAATGATTAACTTCTTAAAAAAGGCACTATCAAAAAAGGTACTTTCATAAGTATATCCTGCCTCCAAAAATATCTTATCAATATATTCTTTAACAAATAAAGCAGGCCTAAAAGTTAAATAGTTGTAGTCTTTTTTTGCTCTTAATACACCATAAATATCTACTGATGAATGTGTGCCATAGTCAATCAATGGGTAATAATATCCACTTCCATTAATTGTATCCCAACTGTTTACTATATTGTCACGATTGTAAACATGATTGTAAGCACTAAAATTTAATTGTTCTAATTTTCTACTTGATATATCTGCCATAAATCCGCCTAACTCCCCAAAGATTGCACCTTCATATTCAACTAAATCATTTTCTTTTACTATGTTTATAATCCTAAAAACACCCTTAATCAATAGCAAACCGTTACCCCTTAATTCAGCATCTGTTGTTTGCGCTACGTTAAAATTAGAACCAATATTGGCGTTTCCTGCTTTGTATTCATTAAAACTTCCTAAATCATAAATGAATCCTAATAATTTATTATTGTTTGCAGTTCCGGGAAGTATTATTGTTTTGCTAAATGAAGTATCCCTGCTGCCATATTTATTAATGTCATCAATATTAAAACTAAGTTGTATGCTTATATCCTGCCTTATATCTGCCTTAGACCCATTTAAATATAGTTCGTAAATCATCGGTATTGTGTATTTTGAGGGGTGCTGAATTCTATCGTTACGCTCAATGTTTCGGCCTTGTTTATCCTGTCATCTTTAAACTCATAATCAGTATCGGTAATTTGAACGGGATAGTATTCCGCATTCTCAGTTGAATAGTAATATACCTGAGGGCTGTTAATCAATTCAGATAGCCAGTTGTATTCGCCTGTGCTTAGAATGTCAGATGTAAGCATCATTTTCTCTTTGTACTTTACCGAATAGGTTTTCATTGATTCGTTATAAACGGCCCCCGACTTTTCAACCATGCTATTCCCAGATAACTGCCACCTCATCTGCTCAAACCTTTTCTTTTCATTCGACATCATAAGTTTACCATGCACGAACGTAAAGGAGTCATATCCGCCAAAAGCATTCAGGAAGATAAGCGTGTGTGTTTCGTATTTGGCGCATTTCCTATTGAATGTAAGCGTATCTAAATTGACGTTAATATCGTTCTCAAATTCAAATTTAATTGTGCCGCTTGTAGGGATGTAGCCGAATGTATAGGCAAGATTGTACTGACCTGATGTATTGTAAGTCTTGCCTTGTATTTGCGATCCATCGACATTCAAATATCTTGAGGATTCATTGACTATTAAAACAGTTGAAACGATAGGCTCGCCTGCATAATAGTTATTTTCTGAAGGCCTATTGGTTAAGAATACACCGCTTACTATCTCGCTTGTATATTTATCCCATTTAGATCGCTTATAGTTGTTGTATACCCGATAATTACCTGATGAGATATTGCCCGTAAAGTCAACCGTTCCACTGAATTGACCGTACTCAATACGATAATCAGTAAAGAAAATATCCGCCCCTAAGGTAACCTCATTCGTAAATGCTGACAGATTAAACGCTGGAAAGTTATAAGAATCCAATGCCGACCTTACGATATTGCCAACATCCAATACCCCTAACTTACTCGCACCTAATGGGCTGTTTTTTATCCTTGTTAAAAGTGTGCTATCCTTGTAAATGTCAAAGACATACTGAAAGCCTGCTAATTCTTTATCCGTACTTTCAACCACGTGCCACACCTCTTCATGTGCTGAAGTATATCCCGTTGGCGATTGATGTATTGTAATTCCCATTATGTTGGTATTTTAGAACCTTTTTTACTTTGTACTTCAGCTGCCATTTGCTGCAGATTAACCGTTATCGTTTTACCCAAAGCCTCACTCATCTTTACCCCGAAATCCCTAAACGTTTCCTCAAAAGCATCGGACCAAAAACCTGTTTCATATAACCCATCCCGCTTAATGCTTCGAGCAATAATATAAGCCAATGTTTGCCGGCCTTTAGTTGGATCTATTGCTTTACGCTCCCTACCCGTTCTGCCATACTTATTTACATCCTTTGCCGTAGCAGTTAACCTATTACGAATGATCCACTTTTCAATGGCAGTTACATGGCTTTTTGATGGGGTAATATATTTAAACTTGTAAGGTGATGTGCTATTCTTTGCACTACGACCTGCACCCCTCACACCCTTATCTACAAATTTATAATAATCTAAAGCTGTAAAGTTTATCGTATATCCATTCCGATTAGATACTATATTAAAGTCCAAACTATCAAGCAAATTGCTCGTTGTAACTGAATTAGTCTTATTCAGATTGTCAGCAGCCTTATTCAAAAACCTTTCAATATACCCCGCTAACAGTTTCTCCATATCCGATAACTCATTAGGCGCCGGCCTTAATGTCCCCCCCATAGGGCCACCCTCTTTTAAAAACGCTGCTTGTGCTTGTGCTATCGATACTGCCATACTTTTATAAATACCCAAAAAAGAAAAACCCCACCATAAAAATGGCAGGGGTAGTAGATAACCTAAAACATCTTGATTGTGAGGCTACAAAGTTAATAAAAAAAGCCGAGTAGAAACCCGGCTCGGAAAAAAAAACATAAATAATGAAACTATAACAAAGTTAATTCTTTTTAGTCATATCTTCCATCTGTTTTCTTTCTAATTTCTGCTTCATTTTAGAATAGGCTAACCCATTAAGGTACTGATATATCGGTAACTCAAAAGCCTGATCTAAAGTGATTCGCTCGATATCTGCGACAAGGGACGTGCTATATATCCATCCGTAATGCTTCGCAAAGACTCTCTCAATACTGCTATCTGGTTCGCTGTCATCTTGCCTTTCAACTCCTCCGAATAAGACAGGGTAACGTCTATCCACTTCATTAATAATTGACAAAAAAAAACGCAAGCATTATAAACAAAAGGAAAGGGAGCATCTAAAAGATCAGTCGCATATTTATCATGGTCCGCTGCATTGTACTTTTTATCAAAGTAAAGAAACCCTACCTTCCTTTCAGGAACCACACATGAAGCCATTATCCTATGTAAGTTCTGAAATAGTCCATCCCCTACAAAAGTCTTTGCTTCAATATACCTTGCCGCCTTAAGTTTATTGACCTCCCAATTAAAACGGTAATATCTGCCATTGACCTTCACACGCTTACGTGCCTCCTTTTTAAAGTCAAACTCAAATAAGTGTTTATACTCATTCAGTTTATCAATGGACCAACTATCAATGACATCTTCAGAATACCCCGTAAGTATTCCGATAACCTTTACCAATTTGTCTAAATCTGAAAGATCTTCTTT